AGGCAGATCCCCGCAGGGACAACCGTGGTTGCGCTGGGAGGCGGCTGCATCGTGTCTGCCGTCGTGTTCATGGGCGCAGTCGGCTGCGTGATCCAGAACTGAGCCGCCGTGAACGAGCGCAGCAGGACCGGCATCAACGACGCCGCGCGATTCTCAGTCGCCAGCGCCGAGTCCACGAGCACCTGAAGCGTGATGTTGTTGACTGGATTGCCAGCGACACCGCCGCCGTGCGCGCCGTCTGCGCCCCACAGGAACGGGTTGACGTGGAAGTCGTCGGTTGCCAGCGTGATTTGCACGCTATCGAGCAGGCATGGCTCAGTCTGCGACCACGCGCATTCCCACGAGAGGATGTCGCCGCCTTCTGTCTGCGAAGGCTGGATTCCAACCTGCGACGTGGACTTCGCGCGCCACGGGTTCGCAATGTCAGCGGCAGCGGGTGCAGGGGCGGAAGTCGATGCAAGCGAGTTGTACGCGCCCATCCACGGCAACGCTTGCGGGATCGGCTCTGCGTTCGCAGGCACGCCGTAGGTGTTGGGCAGAAAGCCCGCGACCATGTGCGTCTCGACCCAGCGCCGCGCAATGTCGGCAGGCAACGGCACGTTCAGCCGATTCGCCAGCGCGACGAGATCCGCCTGCATGCGAGTCGCTGAAATGTCCAGCCCTGCCGCAAACTGATTCGGGGCGATGCGCGCGGATTTGGTCATGCGATCACCGTCACGTTGACGGGCGGAACGTCAAAGAAGCAGCCGACGCATTGCACGTCTGCTGCAACGCCCGCGCTGTTGTCCAGCACACCGGAGAAGCGACAGCCCATGTACTTTGCCTTGCCGCCCGCCTTGACCGTGACCGCCGCAAATTGGCTGTTGAGCCACTGCCCTTGCGCGGTCGGATGCACCGTGACCGCTTCCGTGTGCTGGACCGTCTGCGCCTGGACAACCGCGTGATAGTTGCCGACGCCGAACGTCGTGCCGGGGGCGCCTTGCATGACTGAGGGCAACTTGCCGACGTAGGTGCCGTAATGCCCCGGCATCAGGGCGTAGTTGTTTCGCGTCGGGTGCGAGTCCACAAGCGACCCCGGAGGAACGAGGCGTTGATTCGTCACCGTGTCCTGCGTCTGCTTACGCGCGGCGAAGTTGAGCGTGTCGCCTGCGTTCTGCGGAAAGAGGATTTCACTGCTCATGTCAGCCCCCGCCGACCGGAACGGCGCAATCCGCCAACCTGACGAACGATGATGCGCACCTTGCTCACCTTCAACTGCTCGCCGTTGCTGTTCATACACCCAAACAGCATGGAGCGGAAGCGTTCACCGCGCACGCCTTCAGAGGTCGCGATCGTGTCCACCGCCGCATCGTCGATCAGCATGTTGCCAGCGGACGGCGTAGCGGAACTGCCCCACGTCGCGACGTTGTTGCCGGTCTTGCTTGTCGGAATCGTCGTGCCGTTGGGCTCGATACGAAAACGAGGCGCTCCGATGTTCTGGATCTCGTGCGGATCGCCGTTGCTCCAGTCGATCTGCTGCGCGGAGAAGTCCTTGAAATCGCTTGTCGTGACCGTGGCGTAGGGTCCAACCGGCCAGCCTGCGACTTGTGCCGCCGTTGCCTTGCCGTAGGACTGCAACACAGCGAACACGCCGCGCGACTTCAATTGAGCCTTGCCGTCGCCAATCAGCGGGGTGGACAGCGCCCAATCCACCGGCTGAGCCTGCGTGTTGTCGCCGAGATCCTGCTGCGGGTAGGATGGTTGCCCCGATTCCTGCGCGATGTACGCGTTAATGTCCTCGCCGTTGACCTTGGCGCGGGTGATTGCCCACTTCATGGACAGCGACGTTCCCGCTTCCGTGCCCGTGCGACGCTGCATCAGCAGGTAGGCAATCGGCTGCGGGACTCCGGCGTTGATGACCATGTATGGATACGCGGACCAGCCAGACGGCGGGACGCTGCCGTTCGTGTTCCAGTTGACGTGGATCGTATTGCCAGCGGGATCGTGGGTCGCGCCCGTGTACACGGATACGTCCTTGAACGCCGTGCGTGACTTGCAGCGCGCGGGAGGCGTCATGTAGTTCAGGGTGTAGCCTGAAATCAAAACCGGCTGCCACAGGGCATTGTCGAAGCGCAGTTGCAGTTCAACGCTGGACACGAGAAGGGACGCGTTCAGCGTGTTGCCAGCGAGGCAAAGCGGGACAAGCCACGTCGGCGCGGCGAGGGGATCGGGCTGCGTCGTGCGGAAACCTGCGGGCAGAAGAATCGGCGGCGCAATGTACAGCGCGGCGGAACCTGCGCTGGCTTGCGCGACGGACTGCCAGGACTCGTACGGCTGGCGCAGATCCTCTTGCGTCACGCTGCTGCGATCCAACGCACCACCGCGCCCTAGTTGCAGGATGTAGACGGACGAGTCCACAACCGAACGAACGGGAAGCGGGGCGGGCGGGGTCGCAAACAGCGGGAACGGCGAGAAGATCACGGCACCCCCTACACGGCTTTGCCGAGGTGCAGCACTTGGTCAGGGCTAACCGCCGTTGCGCTTGCGTTGGCGATCGTGCGCGTCAGCATCGGGCTTCCGCCGTCGTCGTTGAGCGTCAGCGTGGTCGGCGTGGTCGCGCTGTTGGGCACCCACTCGTTCAGCAGGGCTTTGCGGGCAAGGTTGGCCTGCGTCGCCCCCGTGAGAGCGTCAGCAGCAATTCCCGTCAACGCGCCAGCATTCGGCAACAGGTCTGTCACGGCCTTGACTGCCGCGAGGTCGCCGGGTCCGCCAGCCTTGGTCAGCGTGTCGACGGCTTCTGCTGCTGTAGCGCCGCCTGCCAGCAGATCGATGGTGCCGCCCCATTGGAACGGCACGACGACGACGGTTTGCGTCACTGAGGCATCCACAAAAAGCTCAATTGCACAGGAGCCTTGCAAACCGGCACCAGCAATAGCGGCAGCGGGAATGACGAACCGTACGCATATTGCCGACTCGTCCGTAGCAGTGCATCCGGTCAGGGCGTTGAGAAATCCGAAAGCAATGCTTGTTCCGTCGTTTGCGCGCACATAACAGCGCAAATTTGCAAACGTCGTCTCGTACGTGCTTGCATCAGTTCCGAGCGCAGGATACGGAACTCGAACGACCGCATCTTCCGAACTTCTGAAAATCCCGCCCATCCTTCACCTTCCCGCGCCGTGGGCGCTACATGCCGACACCCTACGGTGCGGGCGAATACGCCTGCTGATCCGACCCGCCGATCATGTACGTGTCGCCGTTGTTGCACAAGATGATCGGGTTCACAATCCGCTGCTGCAAGCCCACCTTGGGAACGCCGCCGACAAGCGGAACCGCCGTCGTCTCGTACAGCCACACCGACCACCCGAAATCGGGGCTGTAGCACAGCGTCAGGTCGTCAAAGGTCACGTACAAAAACTGATTCAGCGGATCCCATGTGAACGTCGACCGCCACAACTGATCCTGAAAGTCGATGAACGCGCGAGGCTGCGCCCCCGTCGCAGGAGATCCACCCAATTGCGTCAGGTAGTTCGTCAACGGGTTCTGAATCTGCTCAGGCAGCGTAAACCATGTGTCGATGCTCTCGCTGATCTTCGTGATAGCCGTGCCGCCGTCCGTCGTGTAGATCCCGCGACGGTCCATGAACACAACCGTGTCACCCATCAGCGTAAACGACTGCGGAGACAGACACCCGCGCGACCGGCTCAAGTTGTACACCACGCCACCGGAGATCAAGCCCGTCTGCGTCGGGTTGCTGGGTTGGTACAGCCAGGTCTCGTTTTCCGTGAACGCGAGGATCACGCCCTTCACCGACGCGATAGCCGTAATCGGCATTTCTGTCGGGATCGCAAAGAAGCTGTTAGCCGCGATGTTGTCGGGGCGATCCGCGTCGCTGAAGAACAGTTTGCGCCCACTCGCGTAGACCATGCGGTTTTGGAACGCGCAAAGGCACTGCGGAGGTGGGAAGGTCGCCGCGTTGAAGTACACAACGCCAGCGCCGGCGAACACGCCGTCCACGGGCACAAGCGTCTCCACCCACGCGCTATCGCCGTTCTGCAACGCGCCCGGGACCGTCTGCAATCGCTGGTCCACCGCGTACACGTCGATCGGGCGGTAGAACCACACGCCCTGCTGCGGGATGCACACGTACTGAAGATCGCTCAACTGCGTAAAGCACGGCACCGACAGCGGGTTGCGTTCCAGCCATTGCGGTTGACCCGCGCTCGGCAACGCAGCGGCGGGCAGGTTGCTTGTCCACTGCGTTTGCTGGCGAAAGACGTGCTCAGACCGCCGACCCGTCGTCACGTCGTACACCGACAGCGCGAACAGGTTGGTCAAATACTGGCCGCCTAGCGTGCCCGTGAAGCCCTGCAATTGATGCACGCTGAGAATCTGGACGTGCCCGAAGTTCGTGACCTGTAGCGTGGCTGCAAGGGGCGGACCGTAGCCGTACGCGGGCAACGTCGCATCGCGCCCCGCGTTGAGCGTTGTGCCAAATTGTGCCAGCGTGCCGAAGCCGCCGCGCACCTCCAAGCGGTTGACGCGGTACGACATGTTGAGTACAAAAGAGACGCCCTGTTTCTCTAATGAATCCGCATCGATGCCGCGCGTAATGTCCGCGTCGAGTACCGCTTGCTGGTTGTACGCGGGGTTTGCCATCAGGTCATCAGCCTTTCCGCCACCGGCAAAGCGCACGCCAACAGGCCGAAAAGAAACGCAAAGGAACCCCACGGGCTACGTTGACGCCCCGGTTGCACCCAGCGCGAAGCATCGCCGTTGCGACCTACCGCAAGCCACTGCTTGATCTGCAACAGAATCCCGTCAAAACGCTGTTGCGCAACCGGATTCTGCTGGAAGTCCTTGATCGCGTACGCCTGAAACGCGTAGTAGGCAATCGCCTGCTGTGCGAAGTCCGGCGTGTTGTCGATGAAGATGTTGGGAGTCGCGATCGCCGTCGCCCAATCGATCGTCGGGCTGGGGATGTAGTACAGCCGAAGCTGCTGCGTCAGTTGGCAACTGAACAGGAGTTTGGTGTCCTGCAAAAACCACCGCCAACTACCCCACGCACCCGGCGCACCGGCACCCGCGCCACCGACAGCGTACGCCCATAGTTCCTCCATCGAAGTCGCGGGCTGCACCCAACCGCCAAAGTCCGGCGTACTGCCCACGTTGACGTTGTGCATTTTCGTGATCTTGTACAGCCGATTGCCCTCGGAAGGCGTAGCGCCGAAAAGAATGCCGTCCAAGTCGTATTCGGCCGTCGCGTTGACCGTGAAGTCGTAACGCTTCTCGTAGATGCTGGGGAGTTGCGCGGCGATGAGCTGCTGATAGGACGCGTAGCCCTGCTGAAGCGCAGACGCCCAATCCGCTTGGGTCTGAAACGTCACGTCTCCGTCGTCGGCAATCGACCGCGCCAAGTTGTAGATCGATTGTCCGTCCACGGATCACCTCACTGCTGCGCGTTTGCGGACGGCTGCCCAAGCGGCGGCGGCTGAAACTGTGCGGTCTGCGGCGCGTTCGCTTGCGCCGTAGCCACCGGGTTCACACCCAGCGAAGCGCTCGGGCCACCTTGCGGAGCGCCCGCAGGCGGCATCGGAGCGCCAGGATTCGCCATTGTCTGAGCACGCGCCTGCATGGCCGCGACGATCTGCATGTACGCCTGATTTACGATGTCCTGCGTTTCAGGCGGCGCGGCGTAGAACTCGTCGCTGTGCAAGAAGTTGCCGAAGACTTCCTTGAGCGAGTCGAGGTCGTCGCCAGCGGTCAAGTCCTGCAACGGGCGCCGGAACTGCACAACAGCGTTCAGCAGGTTGCGCGCGTGCTTCAGCGCCTTCATCTTGCCCACCACGTCGCCGCTGACATTGTGCAGCGACAGGTTGCGCATGGCCGTATCCTTGTCGATGAGGCCCGCCTTGAACAGGTCCATCGTCTGCTTGTCGCGATCCGCCGCTTCCGAACGGAACAGGCTGCCCGCTTCCAAGAAGATTTGCGGGTTGTCCACGATGTGCGTGGCGTTCAACTCCTGCGACACGAAAACGCCCGTGTCGGGGTCGAACATGCGCACCATCTTGCCTTCGCTGTAGTGGACCTTCATCAGTTCCAGCACGCGTTCCGCGGCGTCCTTGACCCCTTCCTCGATGTTTTCCTGCACCAACTGCAACGGCGACAGCGCGTTTTCCGTCAGTGCGTCGATTGCCACGCCAGAACGCGCGCCGACCATCTTGCCCTGCGCGATTGCCGCCTGACCGCTGGCGTCGTCCATGTCCGCGTCGAACCGCGTCGGCATCGACAGCAGATCCGGCGTCATCGCCTGCGGCTGCCACGGAATCGGCCGGTGACCGCCCGTAAACGGGATCTTTTCGCCTGTGTCGCTGGCAAACGCGTCCTCCGTCACGCCCGATTCAATCGGGATCATGATCTTCGGGTTCGCCATCTTCCGCGCGTTTTCGGTGATCTGCGTCAAAAACCGATTGCGCATCATCTGCGGCGCAAGGCAGGTCTCGACCATGCCAATGCCCGCGAGAATGCCGCTGATTTCGTTGTAGCGGATGAGCTGGATCGGGATCTTGGTTGTGTCCATCTTCAGGCGCTTGAGCACGTGAGAGCCCAGCAACAGCAGGTGCTGCCCGTCCTGCGTGTAGACTTCGAACAGTTCCACGCGATCCGCAGGCTGCGAGTCCACGCCCGTCTGCCGCAGCGAGGTCACGTCGCGCGTGCTGTTGCCGTACTTGAGGATCTCCTCAGACTTGTCGGGAAACGTCTTCAGCAGCGCGTGCCGAGTCGTGAACCGGCGAACACCCAGGATGCGTGAGTCCTCCACGTCGTGGACATAAGCCTCGTGCAGGAAGTCCAACGGGCTGATGACTTCAATGTCGACGTTTCCCGTCGCCGGGTTGAAGAACTCATGCAGCGCGTACATGCCCGCGTCGACCAGCCATTGCGATCCGCGCTTCAGCTTGCGCTTCATGTTGGCTTGGTTCCAGAAGTACCGCAGCAGCAGTTGGCTTGCTTTGGTCTTTTCCTCGTCTTCCGCGCTGTCAGAAGCGGGCATCACCGTCATCGACGGGTAGGCCGTCGCCAGCCGCGACACGACCTGATTACGCTTCGGCAGGATCTTGTTGATGATGACTTCGGTCGGGCCCAGCACGCGCGCCGCGATGTTCTGTCCCGTCGCCGTCTGCGGAGACTCGCCAGTTGCCAGCGCCGGATCCTGATTGCCGCGCAAGAACTCAATGCAGATCATCGTCATCTGACGACGTGGCGCGTTCACTTCAAGGCAGCGCTGCGCCATCTGCGCGACTTCTGCCGCCGATAGTTGGTCCGCGTCATCATCGATCGCGCCGGTCATGACTTCGGTTTCGTCGTCCTGATCGTCTCGCGCGTCCTGTTCGTCGTGAGTCCGCATCTACCACGCGTCCGATGCGCCTACAGAAGCGCTTTGTGGAACCGCTGCATCCGACTGGGTCTGCTTGCCGTACAGGTCCAGCGCGCCGCGTAGTTGGTCCATGCCTGGGAACTTCGACGTATTGCCCGTCAATGCGCCCGCAGCAGTCTTGCCCGCTGTGAGCCCAAGCCCAGCGCCAGCAGGACCGCCAGCGAGCCCGCCGATGATCGCCCCGATGACGCCAAGGCTAGGCCCCGCAATCGCGCTCAACTTGCTCGATTTGTCGCCGTTGCGCCGATCGATCTCAGCTTGCGCCGCTTGCTGTACGGAACTCTGCTCGGGGTCAAACGCGCTGTAGTCGAAGTCCGCCATGACGCCTCATTCTTAGGCCGTCACTGCGCAAAGGACGTACATCACGCCCGCAGCCGAGGTTGTGCCAGCAACGCCAGAAACCCGGAGTTTGCCCGCCTGTTCCACTGCCGCGTTGGCAAGCGTCAAGGCCGCCATCGGCACCACTGTGCCAGCCGCAATCGTGTTGACGGAGATCGCCGAACTCAACGTCGATGCGGTGCCCGTGCGCTTCACGGTCGACAACTGCACCGTGTCAGAAGCGCCGCCCGTGGAGCCGCTCTTCACGAACCAGTAGTTGACCACAACGCCGTTGAAGTCAACGGTCGCGTCGTTGTTGCCGGACGTTGCGGCGACCGGAATGGCCACCAGTTGAACGCCGCCTTGAAAGTATTTGGCGTAGTTGTTGAACAGGTTCGTCGTGGACATGGCGGCTCCGATTCGTTGTCAGTGTTCAATGCCCTGCGGGGGCCAGCCGCCTCACGACGCGCCAGCCCCCGCAAGTCGATACTTACAGCGCGGTCGGGATCAGCCAGACCTTCGCGATGCCAGCCACGTGCGAGCCGCCCTTGACAGTCGTGATCCGCAGCGTGCCGCCCGCTTCAATCAGCGCGTTCGTCGGATTCAAGGCGACGGGGCGCGTGATGGAATTGGTTGCGGCCACGATGGCCTGCGCCGCCGTTGCGTCGGCCGAAGCGCCCGCCAGCGTCACGGTGGAAATCTTCCACGTGTCACCGGAGGTAGCGGCCGTACCAGTCGAGTTGAACAGCGCATCCACGGCCTTGCACGCGAACGGCACGATCAGGTCGTAGTTGTCCGCCGTGTCCGCGCAGACGATCTCGGCCAGCAACGCCAAAGCGGGCTGAGTCGTCGCGACCTGCACCAGATTTCCCGCAGCGTCGTACTGCTGGATCGAACTGGCCTTCTGCGCGCCGATGCTCACCGGAGCGCCTTGGTTCATGCCGACAGCCACGATGCCGGGATTCGGGTTCAAGTTGGTGTTCGCCATTGTCGTTTCCTTCAGATGTCAGAGGTCAGTGAGTTGCTGCGGCAAACCTTACGCGCCCAGCGGAGTCGAGATACCCGCGATCACGCCGCTGGAGTTCGGACGCTTGCACGCGAACTGGAAGTACCACTTGAACAGGCCGCTGTAGCTGTCGAACTGGCTCGACGGCGCGCGCAGGATGTTGCCCGTCGTCTCGTCGAACTCGGGATCCTGCAAGGTCGCGATCTTCCAATACTCGCGGCGCAGCATGTAGATCACGCCGAGCGGGCAGTTCTGGCCTTGGAAGAACGGGATCGTGCCGTTGTAGGCGTACGACGTGAAGCCCACATCGCCCTTGCCAGCAGGCGTCTTCACGTCCAACCGCGCCGCATTCGGCACGCCGCTCGCCACGCCCTGCAAGAGCGCCACATACGAGTTCAACTGCAACGGGCTGAGGTACAGCGCGTCGGGCGTCTCGCCGCTCGCGAACATGATGCGGCTGACCAGCGCCTGCAAGTTGCCCGGCGTCAGGTCGTCGCGCGCTGCCGTGATGCTGTTCGCCAACAGGTAGTTGCCGTTCAGCTTCTCCGTGTTCGCCGTGCCGCGCGTGACGTTGTACCACTGCGGGGAGAACATGTTGTAGGCCATGCCGTTGGACTCGACAGCCAGATTCGGCGCAGCGCTCACGACGCCCAGCAGCACTTCGGCAGGAACCGCCGACGTGTCGATCGCGATGTTGACCGTGATGTAGTCGCCTTCCGTGCTGATCGCCGTGATGGTGCGCGCGGCGTTCGGGTCCACTTCCGCGAACGTGTCAAGCCGGTAGATCTTCACGCCGTAGCCGGTCGGGTTGTAGCCAGGCAGGTTGGCGTAGTTGAAGCGCACGCTGGACTGGAGGGTCGTCAACGCGTTGTTCTTCTGCCACACGTAGCCGATGAACGGACCGCCCGTGAAGCAGCAGGTGTCGGCGTACAAACGCACGTCCTTGCGCAGCGGGATCATCTCGGCGTCCATCGCAGACAGGTACGCGGCAGGACCGCCCTTCTTCGCCGCCGCCAGCGCGGGACCGGACAGCACAAACTGCCCGTACACGTACGCCGACGTAAAGATCAGATCCGTGTACACCTGCGAGCCGGGCTGCGCGAGCGTCACACCTTCAGCAGCCGCCGCCACCGAGCCGTTGCTCTTGGCGTGCAGGGCGAACGTGACGTTCTTACCCGACCACTGCAACTCAGCAGGCTCGAAGTGGTTCACCAGAATCGACTCGTAGTTGATTTGCTCGACCACGCCATCGACGTAGTGGACCTTGAGCAGTGCGGAAAGTTGCGCGATGTTCATCTCTGTTTCTCCTTAAAAACCGTTGCGTTTCATCCACTCGATCGCTGCCGCCCGGTGCTGTGCCGTACCGGGTGCGTACTTGTTCTTCGTCGCCTCGGGCACCAACGGTGCGGGCGCTCCACCCAAACGGGGCATCGTGTCCGGCTTGGGCTTCGGGGCTTCTGCCACCGGCGCCGCCTTCTGGTACCCGTGCTGCTTCACATACAGTTGCCCGATGTGCTCGAACGCAGGATCCCATTCGCCCACAATGTCCTCGACCTCTTTGCCCGCTGCCAGACCTGCCAGAAACACATGCTCGGGAACGTTGGGGTAATCCTTCGTCGCCGTCGCCAGCACTTCCCGCAGTTCAGCCTGCGCCTCTCGCGCTTCGATCCGTGCAAGCCGCGCCTCGTACTCTGTGAGTTGCGGCGTGGGCTGCGTCGGTTCGTCCGCTTCGGGACCGTCGAGAATGTCGTCCAGCCAGTGCTTTCCCTTGTCTTCCGGCCCCTTTGCAGGCGTCCTGGACAGTTCAGCAATCTTGGCGTTCAGAGCGTCACGTTCAGCCTTCAGCGCGTCGCGTTCCGCAATCGCAGCCTTTGCCTCGGCGTTCTTCTCGGCAAAGCGCCTGTATGGCACCCGTCCCTTCTCGGCAGGCTCTTCCTTTGGCGGCACAGCCTCTTCAGTGGGCTTGTCCTCGACGGGCTTGTCTTCCGTCGCGGGCGCGGTCTCAACGACTTCAGCCGGTGTGGCTTCTGGCGTCGGTTCCGGTGCCTGTGGGGCTTTCTCCGCGTCGAACATCTTTTGAATGTCCGCGAGGGCTGCCGCCTGCTGTTCAGGGGTACGTGTCATTGGCTGAGTCCTTTTACGCCGGATTTGGCGAGGGTCGATTTCGCTCGACTGCGCGGTGAAGCGTCGGCGTGAGTCAGCGCACGGCCAACTTGCAGACACTTCTGCCTGACTAAACCTGCGTCATCGGAAGATTGCCGAAATGCGGCACAAACCTACCGGCGCACGGCCTTTGTCAAGTACTTGATATCCCACATGAGTTGGGCATTAGCATCGCCGCCCGTAGGACGCGGCGGAATGACCTCTCGCGGCGGCGGCGTCTCAAACAGGCTGTACTGCGCGATTGCTTCCAGCGCCAGACCCAGCCCCAGCACGAGCCCGTCCCGCTTGCTTTGCGCGGCTTCCGGCTTGCCCTGTTTGTTGTAGACGAACGTATTGCACTGGTCCATCAATCTCGGGTCGCGCAGGTCGTCGATGATGTTGCCCATCACATAGCGCGTCAGGTGCGCCATCAGCGTGGGTCGCGTGGATACGGTCGTCGTGAAGCCGTACTCGTCCACCTGCACGGTCATCGTGTCGTCGTGCTGCTTCTTGTACTGCTTGATCCCGTTCTTGCGCAGAAGCCGCGTCAACTCCAGGCCGATGTTGTTTTCGACCACCGCAAGCACGTTGCCATAGTCCTTGGCGAGTTTCACGAGGTCGTCCCCGAACAGCGGGATCGCCTTCCAGCACTGGATGACGCTGGCCACCGTGATTCGCTTCAAGTCGGTCACGTCCAGCAGGATCCCTGTCGAGTCGTCGTTGTCCACGCCACCTTGCGCCACGTCCACGCCCAGCGCGTACTTGTGCCCTGCGATGGGCTTGGCGTAGTCCACGCGCTCTGCGCCCTTCCACGGCAGCAGGGAGTGGTCGAACTGGAACGTGCGGCCGACAAAAAACTTGGTCCCTGCGGTGATGAACGCCAGCGCGGGTGTCGCTGGACATTCTTGGTCGAACTGCTTCTGGTTGCCTGCAAACTCCGTCCACAGCGTTTCAAGGTACCAGTTCGCCTGCGTGCGCGAGAGGTTGTGCTCCTTGATGTAGAGCAGGTTTTCGGCCGTCGGCTCGATGTTCGTGTGTTCGAGGTGGCAGAACGGATCGATCAGCCACGAGATGAACAGCTTGCGCCAAGAACTGCGGTTGCTCTCCCACATGTCCTTGAACAGACCGAGGCCCTTTGCGGTCGATTCTACGATCACAGGACCGGCGCAAGCGCGCGTGACGGCCGTTAGCGTCGTCTGAAAATCGTCGTAACTTGTCACCTCCGTGAACAACACGCCGTCCAGCGATCCCGACCGCAGAAACTCGCTATTCGCCGTCGCGCAGAACATGGTCGAGCCGTTGCCGAACGTGATCGTCTCCGTCACCGCCTTGTACTGGAGTCGGCTGCTAAACCACGACGGCAGGTTGTGACAGGCAAACGTGGCAATGTTGAGCAGGATGGCGGCGGCCGAGTCGCGGTGTTGCGCCACGATGACAATGCGCGATCCGGGCTGGAAGATGCAGATCCACAGGAACCACAGCACCCAAAACGTCGTGCTGCCTACCTGCCGCGCCTTGAGCACGAGCACGCGAAGCCGACGCATCTTGCGTTGGTTGGCGTCCGTGCGCGTAATGTCCAGCAGCAGGCGTTGCCCTGGATTCAGCGCAAACGGAACCTCGCGCTCTTCAATGCCCAATGCATCGCGCCGCTCCTCTGCGACGTTGAGAAGGACCGCTTCGGACGCGAACATCTCGAAACTGCCGTCCCACTCGTACACGATGTCTTCGGGGCCGGGGCGCGATCCGTCTGCCATTTAGGATCCAGCGTCGCTCGGAAATTCAGTTTCCGCGTCTTTCACGAGATGCAAAAACGCGGGCGGAACCTTCAGCAGCCGAATCTCGTCCAACTGCTCGACCGTGCGACACCAAACCCCGCGCAAGTTCGGGATCGCATCGAAAAGAGCGACAGCCTCTCTCGGGTCGACGGTGGACTTGATCAGGATCACCGTGTTGGTTTCGTCCATGTCAGGCGTGACGTGAAGCGCCTGCATGTTCGGATCAGTCTTTGCGCGCACAAGTTCCGACCATACCTCGCTGTGCTTGTCCTGCCACTCGCACAACTGCTGTCGAAGTTCGCCGTTGCGCCGATACTCGTCGTCAAGTTGGCTTTGCAGTTGCTTCTCGCTGTCGGTCAGAAACGGTCCTTCCCCAATCGCCGCCCGCACATGCCTCTCCACCACGTCCGCCGCCTTGTGCAGCCACTTCGCGCCGTCCTCCATGGGCAGGTAGAACGACACCGGCGCAATCTCCGGCAAGTCCACGTCAACCATGGTCCCAGCCGCAGCGTCCCAATCCTGCACGCCGTCGAAGTAGTAGCTGAACTTCCAGCGATGCTCGAACTTGTTCAACTCCGCGCGCACGAACCGCATCTTGCGGCAGCGTGGCAACTTGCGCGATTGCAGGATGGCGCGCACTCCCGCGTCGATGCTGGCTACAAACGGGTTTTCGAGTTCGTGGATCACTTGTCGCCCTTCTTCGCGCCCCGGATCTTGTCCAGCCACGCCGTGAAGCCGCCCGCGTCGTCCGGCTTGTCCGCCTTGTTGTCCAGGTTGATCTGGTGAACCAACTTCAACGCGTCCAACTGCACGCGGGCATGAGCCGCCGTGTCGTCGTCAAAGTCGGCATCCAGCGCCACGTTGAGCGCAAGACGCTTCAGTGCGGCATCGTCCACCGCAGAGCCGTCCACCTGAATCGCCTTGATGGCAGCGGCCAGTTGACCGCCTACCCGCCGCGTCGGTCCCCTGCGCTCTTGGCGGTCGTCGTCACGCTCTGGCATCGCTCGCCCCGAATTGCGCGTGTGATGTCACGTACTCGCGCTGGAACGCCAACTTATCCATCGCCTCTGTCACGGTCAAGCCGTTCACAGCGTACTCGATCTTGATCGCGTCGCCGTAGGCAATGTCGCCCCGCAGCAGCATCAGCAACGTGATGAAGTCCAGATCGACCAACCGCGCCTGAAGTTCAGCACTCTCGCGGGTTGCTTCCAGCGCGGGCATACTGGCGTCATCCGGGTTGATCATGCCAGCGGCGACAACGTGCGCGGCGATGGCTTCTGCCAAGTCAGACTCGCAAATGACGTACGGCGACGGGTTGTACGTGCTCCCATCCGGTCCGTCGTCCACGATGGAGACAAACCGGCGCGTCTTGCGCAGTTGCTCCAAATACGACAAGGCGCGGAACTTCGTGATCTGCGGCGACAGAACGCACCAGATCGCTTTCTCGTTCCCCGAGGCCATGATGCCCAGCACCGACGTGGCGTAGAACTGACAGAAGTCGTCGAAGTCCTCACCGCGCACGAGCTGAGCCAAGCACTTGCGCCCAACGTTCGTGATTCGCAGGCTGCCGACGACCGCTTTTGCCCAGCATGACGGGTGAACGCAAATGTCCTTGGCGTTGGCGAAGATCCAGCGGTCTCCGTGGGTGCAGGACTGCGGGCGGGGCATCTAGACCACCGTTCCCATCAGCGGCAAACTCAAAGCAGGAATCGAGGACTGCCACTGCCCGATGCCAACCTTCCAGACCCGTCTCCACCGCTTGCCGTTCTGCAAACTGAACATCTCAGCCTCAAGGTCTGGCGCGAAGTGAAACTCGGCAAACCGAGTCACAACCTTGCCTGTGTCCAAGTTCTCAAAGTAGACCGCGTGATCCAGCGGCCACGCTATTTTCCTGAACATTTGGACAGCCATCAACGCCCCTTTACCGCGATTGCGACCGCGTCTGCTGAAAACTATAGACAATCTGCGCAAAGTCCAAGCCCTTGGCGAGTCCGGTCAAGGCGAACTCAATCGACATGTCAGGCTCGGCCTGACGCAACTCCGCGAGTGCGCGGTCAAGCACCTTTTCAATTGGCTCATCGGCTGGGAGCGGCGTACTTTTTCCGGTGCAAACGCGGAAAGGATAACGCACGAACTTGTAAAAGTGCGGAAAGCCCATCTAGCGCCCCCTGCTAAGGCGACGGGCGGCGAGCGCAGCCTTGATGCGTGGCAGCAGGAAACGCTTGCGCCAGACGGAATAGCCCTCGACAAGCAACGTCATGTACTCAGTGTCAGCGTTGATCGCCTTAGCCAACTCGCTGTAACACTCGCTGACGATTTCGCCAATGCTCTCGATCGCGACTGACGCCAAGGAAGCCCGTGGTTGCGAAACCGGAATCGACAGTGTGAAACTGCCCCATTCGCGGGTTCGGTCCAACCCCACCATGCGATGGGTAGCGTCGCCTGATTTGATACCAGCAGCCATCAGTCCGCCTCTCCCGGCGTCATCGCAACCGCCAAGTGCCGCGCCGCCGCAGTCGGGTCTTTCCCCTGCCAGTACAACCCCGCGATCTGGTCACGTTCATTCGCCTTCTCGGAGCGCAGGGCAAGATGCAGCGCGCGGATGAAATAGCTGATCTCCTGCATACACTTGAAAACGTCCTTGTCGGCCAGCGTCACGCCCATTTCAACCGAGCGGCGCATGTGCTCGCGGCAGAGTTTGGACGCCACGCGCAGACGTTGCGGCAGGAGCCGGTCATCCGTACCGAAGTAGACAAGCAGCCCCTTAACCTGATCCCGCACAATGATGCGTGCAGCGTCGGCTGAGCCCACTTCGTCCAGTCTGTGCGGCTTCTCGTGAGTCTGGCGGCCAGTCTCCGCGTCGAAGTTGTCGCGCATGGCGGCAATCACGAACCCGTCAAAGGCAAGCTGACACTCGCGCAGGGCGCGAGCGAAAGCCGTCTCTCGCATGTACTGTTGCGGCGTGTTCGCGCCGACCGGCCCGCTCACAGCTCACCCCCGCCAGCAACCGAGGCCGTGTAGGCGCGGCTTTGAGCTTCCATCTGCGCGATCTTCCGCGCTTCGTGGGTCTTCAACTGATCCACGCCCGCCCATCGGTTCTCGATTGCTTGCAGGAACTGAAGGTGTTGACGAGTCATCATCCGGTTGCGCCCGAGCGAGAAGCGGACTTGCGCAAGCACCTGGAGATCACCCGCGCTGTAGGGCCGGTCAGCCGAGAACATGGCGGACAGGAGAGCCATGCACCCGCCGTAGCTTGTCGGCACCGTTGCGGGCCATGGGTTCATCGGGCTTCTCCGCACGCGCTCCGCGGGCTGCTGAGGCGCTTCTGGCTTGGGGTTCGGGATTCCACGCGGCATAGACTCACCATCGCGCGCAAGGTGGCGCAATCTCAGTGTGCGACGAACCCGCGCGCCGCGTCAAGGGGCGGACTAAACCACGGCACAACCGCCCCGACGCGCCAGCCTAGCCCGCTGGCGTTGTCGTTTTTGACGCCCGGTCGCGCGCGTCACGCAAGAGCCTTCGCAAAACCGTGACCGAAATCAAGCCCAGTCCGGTCGAGCCCGATTGTCCACCACAGCGAACAATCTGCGGCGATTGTTTCCACAACCGACCTACGCCCGACTAAACGCCACGAAAAGAGAGGCTCAGACAGAGAGAAAAGGCCTCTCCCTCACCCGAATGAGGCAGTCTGAGACACTTTCCTTTTCGCGCGCGAGGAGTGGATTGCGCGGGAGTGGATGGGTCTCGGATAAGCGCGTGCGATTCTGTGCGGTTGCGCGAAAGTTGCGGTGAATCTGCCTTGTAGCGTTCTGTTTCAGAAACTTCAGTAGTCAAGCCGTTGCGCGTGCGTTCGGCTGTGGCTGTTCGAGCGGCCAGGCTTCGCCACGTTCTGCCGCTTCTGCAAGTTCCGCGCTAATCGCCTGCGTCGGCGCTCGATTGTCGCTGTCGCGTTCGGACGGCGGGGGCGCGCGAGTGTCACGGTCGGAGAGTGCGCGGTGTCAAGCGGGCTGGCAATGGATGTTGCCAAACGGTGACAAAGCGCCATAGATTTTTTCCCACCTATCTGCGTGAAAGTCCGCGACGGGCGTTGACAGCGTGTGGCGGACTGTGCGGTAATCAGGGTGTTGCCGATTCGACCTTGGACGGTCCCGAGCAACGCGCAAGGTGAATCACATGGTTCGTTCCCTTTTCGCAGCCTCCAGCTTCACGATGATCCGCGCGCGTCCGCCTTGCCGCCGCTGTGATCAGTCCAATCGTGTCGTTGGTCGGCTGCGCAAAGGATCGAGCCGTGGTCGCTGAACGCTACAGCCGCGCAACATCTAGTCTGATCGACCGCTGCACGGATGCGACAATGCTCCGGGTGTGCCTGCGTCTGGCGCACTGGGCAGACTTTCAGACCGGATGCGACGCGCGGCCTGCGGTAGCGACACTTGCATCCGCGCTCAGCATGACAGATCGCGGCGTCCGAAAGGTTCTTGACCGAGCTGTAACTGCTGGTTTTTTGCGCGAAACACGGCGCAAAACCAAACACGGCGCTGATGCGGCAACGTCTTACGATTGCCTTTGGTATCAATGGGATTCCGATGCTACCCTGAACGGCTGTTCAGACTACACAGCGGTTCAGTCCCACCCTGAACAGCGGTTCAGTCCCACCCTGAACAGCGGTTCAGTCTCGTACCCTGAACAGCGGTTCAGCCAATCAGATAGTCATTCATCAGAGACCAAGAACAACACCGCGTCACCTGCTCCAGATCCTGACGACAACTGGGCCTTGACCGCAACTCCAAATCCGACCCTGAACGGCTGTTCAGACTACACAGCGGTTCAGGGTAGCGACCCAGCTACCCCAGCAGAATTGCGCCCCTACCAATTGGGCCTGACGACACCCAAACCGGAGAAGCCGGCGAGGCCAATCAACGCGATGTTTGCCAAAGCGATGCGCGTCGCGGCGATATGGAACGAGATGATGCGCGACCAGCCAGAAGCCAAGGCGGACGCGACGAATCACCGCGTTTTGGCCGCTGCGCTGGAGCAGTTGCAGGAAGATGGACTGCGCGAGTTGCTGGCATGGGCGCACGCAGACGACTGGCACAGCGGACGAAAGCGCGTGAAGCCAATCCGTGCGTGGCTTGCTCGCGAGAACCTGGAGGCGGTCATCAAGGAGCGTGAAAACAGGGCAAAGGCGCAGCAGCCATCCACGTCCGAAACATGGCGAAACGACAAAACCTACGAGGAACTATGAGCAAAATCCCCGCCATGGTCCGTAACGACGAAAGCGAGCGCGCGCTGCTCGGATCGTGCATTGTTGACCCCGACGCGCTGCTTGACGCCGCGGACGTGGTTAGCGCCGCCGACTTCTACGATCCGCGTCACGTCGCCGTCTGGAGCGCGTTGCAGGCGTTGCAGGCGGCCAAGGCCCCGATCGATATTGTCACCGTCTCCCAAGCGGTCAATGGCCGCGCAGATGTGGAGTTTTTGGTCGACATCACCGACGCCTGCGGATCGACCATGAGCGCCAAGCATCACGCGCAACAGGTGGCGCTGGCCGCAGAGGCGCGCCGGCAGTGGCAGCGTTTGGCGCAACTTGGATCTGCGGCGCGGGAGCAAACGGCAGAGGAGTTTCTGGCGGCCGTCTCCGGTTTTGGAGCGGATGGCCCAGAGCCGAAGGTGACGGCGATGGAGTCGATCGCAGACGTGATCCAGCGCGCGTGGGCTGAAGACAACGGCGAATCTGAAACCGCATCCAAGACGCCGACAGCCGTGCCGTGGCTCGATGAGTTGCTGGACGGCGGATACACCGCAGCGATGCACGTCGTGGCAGCGCGCCCAGGACAAGGCAAGACTTCGCTGGCGACACAGATCGCTGTCGGCGTGGCGGCGCAAGGCGTTGGTGAAGTGCTGTTTTTCTGCGTCGAGATGCCGAACACCGACCAAGTGCGCCGGCTGGCCGCGCAGGTGTCCGATGTGCCACTGCGGACGATCACGAAAAAGCAGCACAACGACGAATCGCTAGCGGGCTACCGCGACGCGTTCAGCGGACTGTCCGCGCTGCCAATTCGAATGCGCGATGTCAACGTGACCGTGCAGTCAATCGTCGCCGAGTCGCGCAGGTCCGCCAGCCGCGGCAAGGTGGCGCTTGTTGTGGTGGACTACTACCAGCGCATCCGCAGCGACTCGCGCAGTCACAGCCGGCTCGATGAGTTGGTCAAGATCAGCACGGAACTCGCCGACCTTGCGCGCACGATCAACGCGCCGGTTTTAGTGCTGGCGCAACTCAACCGCGACGTGGAAAAGTCCAAGCGGATGCCAACGATGGCCGATCTTGCTGATTGCAGCCAACTCGAAAAGGACGCTTACACCATCACTTGCCCGATTATCCCTGAAAAAATGGGCATGTCTCAGGACAAGGGCGAGGCGATCGCTGTCTTGCTCAAGAACAAGTCGGGACCGAGCGGAAGGACGCGCGATGGCGCCCTGCGCTGGGAAGGCGCGCACGTTCGCTTTGTGGGGAAATAACATGCAGTTATCGATGTTCAATCAGGATTTGCAGGCGAACGAGTGGCACGGCGTCGCCCCTCGCGAGTGGCAACGGGCTGCGCTGCCACTCGCGCTGGCCGCGATCGATTCCGGCAAACGCGGCGTGGTGTCCGCCGTCATGGGATGCCATGCGCGCGGGCAGCGCATTCTCATGTTCGACGGCAGCGTGAAAACTGTTGAGTCCGTGGCTGTTGGCGATCTGCTGATGGGGCCGGACTCGACGCCCAGGCGCGTGCTTTCGCTTTGTCGCGGTAACGCTGAAATGTTTGACGTGACGCCGATAAAGGGCGAGCCGTGGCGCGTCAACGGCGATCACGTCCTGACATTTGTGGACTCGCGCGACGGCGCGGATGCTCCGCTTCGGGATCTGACGGTTCACGAGTGGCTGAAAAAGGGGACCTCTCTGCGCGAACTGTGCAAGCAGGTCAGGTCCGCATGTGACTTTCCGCCGCGTCCAGAGCCGTTC